ATCAGAGTGATTGCATCATTGATCGCCTTGCGGCGTGCTTTGTTCATAGTGGTTTGGTGTCCTCTGTATGAGTGATTGCGGTCTTTCCCTGCCGTCACCGGGTCTAACCCAGGCGGAAGCAGCATGACATTGCGCCATGCTGCTGCCGTCGCGGGTTAGTATTCCACGTCGATGTTGGCTGCGCCGTATTCCTGGCAGCGCTTGCAGGTCTTACGGTGATTGCGCTCATAAGCTTCCATGATCTCATCAACCGGCGCACCCATCGCGCTGGTCATCGGATCATCGAAGAGCGCCCGCGTATAGCGCTTGACCTTCGGGCAGTCGGGGTCAAGCGGAGCAATCCATCGTGCCATGGTTTTGGTGTCCTCTGTTGGTGGGGTTTCCTGGTCTGACCCAGGCGAGGACAGCGAGCGCACTCGCTGCCTTCGTCGCAGGTCAGTGTCGGGTGAGGTCTAGCTTGATCTGTTCGAGCATCTTGTCGTCTTGCAGCTTTTGCAGAACGCGCTTCGCCTCTTCCTGCTGCGGCAGGGTCACCGGATCGATCGGAAGCAACGATCCGATGTTGCCTTTGCTAGCCGCAGAGGGTGGGTCGGTGATCTCCTTGATAACCTGAGTGGGCTTGCCGTCAGCGTTGCGGACAATCTCGCCCATCATCAACGTTGCCATCAGACCATCGAATGAGCGGAACACGACTTGCGCCATGATCATCTCGCGGCGATCCTCGCGGTCTTTCGGTTTCACTCTTGGCCGCTCGGGGATGGGTTCGTCGGGGAGTGATCGAGCGAACCAGCCTTCGCCAAACACGGCGACCGCGCTGGCGGCTTCGGCGATGCAGACCAGGCGGATGATGTTATGCAGGAACGTCTGCTGCCGCTCGTCTTTATACACCGCCGCGATCGGTGTGATGCGATCCTGGCCGTGCACGACAAAGGTCGTCGTCACTTTGCCAAACTCAAACAGCATCTTCTTCGCGGCATAGTAGTCGAACCGCGTTTGCTTCACCCAATCGCCCTTCGCTTTCGGACGGTGGTATATGCGTGCCATTGTGGTGTCCTCTGTCAGTGTCCTGGAAACTGGCCCAGGTGACAGCAGCATGCCGCAGCACGCTGCTCTCATCTCAGGTCAGGTTAGAGCGCTCTCTTTCCCGCTTCGCCTGCACCGAGGTCGGAGGGATGTTAGCCCTGCGACGCCGACGCTCGATCTCCTTTGGCGACAACGCGGTGACGATGCGACCGCCCAAGGGAGGGGTGAGAGTGTCGCGGATCGCCTGCGCCGTCCGGTAGAGACCGACGCGCGCGTCCATCACGTCATTGGCGAGCTTGGCCAGCGTCGCGCATTGCTTCTCGCTGAACGAAGTCAGCGGACGCTTGCGGACGTGCTCAAGCCCATGAGCCAATTCAGCCACCGCCTTGCTCATGAGAGCGATGACCTGGTCGTTGGTAAGCTTAGTCATTCTGGTGTCCTCTGTAGGGTGTTCCTGATCTTCCCTGATCAGGTGACAGCAGCGCGCACCTTATCGATGCGTGCTGCTCTCATACAATCAGGGTTTGTGGATCTTATAGACGGTGCGGCTGCCGCTCTCCTTCGGCGCTTCCTCGTGGGAGCACGTCAGGCCCATGCGTTCCGCGGCTTGGTCGAGCATGATCGTCCACGCCAGCTTACGGTCGCTGACTTGTTCTGCCAGCTCCTTGCGTGTGACGCCTTGCTTGCGTTGCGCGAGTTTCACCGCAGCTTCGGTGATCCGTTGCATTTCGCCGCTAGGCCCTCGGACGCGCTCCTTGCGCGGAGCGTTCCCGATCAGCTTGCGCGATGCGCCACGCTTTCGCTTCTGTGGCCCGTTGCTGATCCGCCCATCGATCGTGCGGACGACTTTGCCCTTCCGATCGATGATGGAGACCAGGAAGCCGGTGCTCTTCGCAATACCCAGCGCGCACTCTGCCACGTTGAACTGCGGCAGGCGTGCATGATCGAGCAGCCCGATCGCCAGATGATAGGGTCCATCTGACGTTGGCGGATTGCTGAGATCATTGAGCGGTTCCGGCTCGGGCGGTGGCTCGGGTTCAGCGGGCGGCGGTGCAGGCAACAGTTTGGGTTCCTGTTTCGCCGCCGCTGGTTGATTGAGTTTCGGACGCTTGCGCTTCGGCCGTTCTGCCGGAACGCTCTCTGCCGTCTTCTCGATCAACTGCCACGACCCAGGCTTGAATTCACCCAGGTCATAGGTTGCCCCGTGCGGATCAATCTTCGACCGCTTCAGCTCTTTCAAAGCGTCCGCCTCAGATTGCCACGTGCGAGACATCGCTTGTGCGAGTGTAATCGCCATGTTGGTGTCCTCTGTTAGAAGTGTCGTCTTCCCGGGTTGTCTGGCCCAGGTGACTGCCTCATCCAAAGATGAGGCAATCATCGCAGGTCAGGGTTTAATCGCTTCCTCGACATAGAGTGCCGCGTCGGTCAGATAGGCGACGATGGTTTGTCGCTGGCTAGGCATCCATCCATCGAGACCGCCGTGGAGGCTTTCGGTGATCGCTTCCTTGAGTAGGCGTGGCTCGCAGTTGCGGATGCGATCGTGCACCAAGGCATCATTGGTGGTGATCAGTGTGACGCCATCTGCCTTTTCCAGCCGTTCGGCGAACAGCATCTCCGCTGCCGCCTGGTCGCTTTCGATATCAGCCGGTTCGGAGCAGTAGGTGGCGACTGCATCCTGCATCACGGCGAAGACGCCGAGATTGAACCTTCTCGGCATCGCCGTATCGTCGCTCTTGCTGATCATGTGGTTGAGAACGTTGAGCGCGTCTTGGATGATCATCGCGCCCCATCCTTCCTCACCGGCCCCCATATCGTGCTGGTTGTCGGCATAACTGCTCACCGCGCCATGAGCGATAGTGACCTCTTGGCGAGTGAGATTCATGCAGATCTTTATCATTCGGTTGTCCTCTGTTTCCCTGGACTAGCCCAGGCAACGGCAGCGTCATCGGACGCTGCCCTTGTCGCGGGTTAGTTCGCTATCTCCTTCAACACTGAGTAGTGGTCGCCGCAGCCGCGACCGACGATGTTGACGACATCGCGGCGATCGCCGATGCGGGCGAGACCGGCGCGCGATATCAACGCGCCGAAGACGTGATCATACTGCTCGCCGCCATAGAACAGCACGCAGGACGCTTCCTGCGCCCAGGTGCGGAGCAAGTAGGCTTGCATCTGATCAGCGGCGAGTTCCGCCGCACGCTCGCGCGTCATCTTCTGGTCGTAAGTGCCGATCTTCATCTCTGCCGTGATCAATCCATGCTTGGCAGAGAGGATCAGCACGTCCCAACCATCGGCGTGCATCTTGCGCGCAAGGTTGAATTGCCTGCCGGCGTAAAGATCGATCGCCTTGACCTTGCGGCCACGCGTGTTGACCTTCGCACCGCCGCAGGCGATGACGAGTAGGTTGTTCATTTGCTGGTGTCCTCTGTGATCCTGGTCTAGCCCAGGTCGAAACGCCGACGTGCAGGCGAACCCACACGCGGCGCTTCGATACAGGCTAGGTTATGCGCGCTTACGCGCAGGGGCCTTCCGCGCCGTCTTCTTTGCGGTTGGTTTCGCTGCGCTCTTGCGTGCCGGACGCTTCGTCGTCATCGCTCTCGCCGCTACCTTGCGAGGCGACGTGTCCTTGATCAGACGATAGTAGGCGAGGCTCGGACGCCCTTCCTCGGCGTTCTCGAAGTATTTGACATCGTAGCGGTAGCCGAACCGCTGCAGGTTCTTGATCATCGCCTGCACCGGGATGTTTCCGCCCGCCTCTCCAGCAGTGAGCGGCTTACCGAGTGCCGCGCGCACTTCGCTGCGCGACACGCCGTCCTTGCGAGTGGCGAGCTTGATCAGCATCGCCTGCTGCTCGGTCGGCTGACGGGTAACAGTAGTCGTGGCTTTCTTTGCCATGGTGGTTTGGTGTCCTCTGTATTCCGGGAGAAACTGCCCGGCCAGCCTGGATCATCTAACCCAGGCGAAAGCAGCATCAACGTGCGATGCTGCTTCCGTCACAGGTTAGCGTCTGTGATACGTTACCTCTTGCTCGTTGCACGCTTCCGCCGCGGTGCGGCTTTCTTCGCATCGAGGAAGTAGGTCGCGGTGCGATCGTCGCCGATCTCGGACCGCAGCTTGTAGCCGAACCGCTCCAGCTTCTTCAGCATCGTCTGGACGCCGATCCGCGCGCCCTCATCGTAACCGAGAACGCGACGGACCTTCGCCCGAGTGGTGCCTGCCGAAGCCATCTTGATCAGCTTCGACTGCTGCTTGGTGGGCTGACGAGTGGAGATTGCTTGTGCCATGGTTGGTGTCCTCTGTTCGTCGCTTCATTGCGACGCCTGGATGTCTAACCCAGGCAGAAGCAGCGGCGTTCGCTGCTTCCGTCGCGGGTTAGCGCGAAAGCATGTCGTGGATGTCTTCGTCGGAGAAGTCAGAGTTGCGCAGATACCAGATGCGAAACTGCTGACGGGCCGCTTCGCTGATCTGCTGCTCAGTGAGATGCGACAAAGTCAGCCGCACCGCCTGCTCGCACGTATCTAGTCCGACGTGCGCCTCTGCCATGAACATCTTATCGATGAACTCTTGGCAGCGACGCGACGTGGTGCCTTTCAGGAAGTAGGTCATCAGTCGTCCTTTCTTACCCAAGCCGAGCCGGTGAAGTATGTGCGGGGATGGGGAAGCGAGCGCGCCCGCTTGCGCGCGGCGTCCATCGTGGTGAAGGTTTCCAGATGACTGACGCGACGGTTGCGCGTGCTCTTGCCTTCGATCGCATAGCATTTGCGCCCGAGGCTGAAGATATCCCAGCCGTTCTCGGAGGAGAGATAGCGGTATGTGGTCATGTCGGTGTCCTCTGTAGAGGGAATTCTGTTTCGACCTCGTGGTCTCATTCAGCACGGTGGCGAACACCGTGGACAGGGCGGCGCTCATGATCGCTCGGGTTCTGTCCGCATCACTGCAACACCCGACGGAGGAATACCGCGCAAAGCGCTAGGGCTCTGCGAGCATGAGCGCGCCCCCTCGTATTACAGAGGAGGACAACACCAATCTCAGATTTACAATGTCAAACGACGTTTGACCGGCACAATGATCTCCACAAACCCCGGATGCTTGGACCCGCCGGGGGAACGCTCGAAGCGTTCGCGCTCGTGCAGCACGGTTAGATGCTGCCCTAGGGCGATAGCGTGGCTCATTGCGAGCGCTGCGTGTTTAACGCAGGACACAGCTATCGCTAGCGGTCAGGGGAGATCAGATGCGATTGTCAAACCAGCGCGGGCGTCGCGGCCGCCAGAGCCCTCCCGACTTTCCCGCGTGGTCTTGCAACGTCGCGGGGGCACTGGGGGGGCCGTCTGCCCTGGGCGATCGCGTTGGAGGCGATCACCGTGGACTCATTATGACGCATCCCGAGATGAAGGATATGGACGAAATTCGGGAACAATATCAACAGGTTGCTCGGCGTTTGGTTCCCTAGCGACCGTTTCCCCCGCGCAATTCTCGGGGTTCATTTCACGGAGGGAAACTCGCCCCCATGTCGCTCGATGATCCAGCAGACACGATGGAAACCGCTGCCACGCGCTGTGTCTCAATGTTACTGGATGCGCTGAGTATCCCGCGCGACCACAACACTGAGGATACGCCGATGCGCGTTGCTCGGATGTATGTGCGCGAAGTCTTCGCAGGTCTCTATCAACCGCAGCCTGACGTGACGGTGTTCCCCAATACCAGGCCCGTGGATCAGATATACGCGGTCGGCCCGATCGCCATCCGCGCCTGCTGCGCCCATCATCTGCTGCCGATCCTCGGCCACGCGTGGGTCGGCGTGCTTCCAGGCCATATGCTGATGGGTCTTTCCAAGTTTCATCGCCTCACCGAGTGGGTGATGGCGCGCCCGCTCTTGCAGGAGGAAGCGACGGAGCACCTGGCGGACGTGCTCAACGAGGCGATCCATCCGCGCGCGCTCGGCATCGTCATCAAGGCCAAGCATTTCTGCACGGCATGGCGCGGTGTCCGAGACGAGCCGTCTGTGCTAACCACCTCGGTCATGCGGGGGATCTTTCTCGACAAGCCCGAGGCACGCGCCGAGTTCATGGCGCTGATCTCCGGCATGTCCTACCGGTGAGGCTTGACCTTGCGCAGGCACCGATCCTTGGCGTCTGGCTCTGCTGGCCAGCAGCAGTCGCCGCTTCCATCTTCCTCGCCCGCTGGTTCGATCAACCTCGCCGTGAACTACCGCCCGCTGGATGCCCTGGTGCCCTATGCGCAGAACGCTCGCCGTCACTCGCCATCGCAGATAACCAAGATCAAGGCGTCGCTGATGGAGTTCGGCTGGGCCAACCCGATGCTGATCGCGTCCGACCAGATGATCGCGGGCCATGCCAGACTGACGGCGGCGTTGGAGCTGAGGCGCGAAGGCAAGATCATCCCGCACATCGCTGACGGCACGCTCGGGCCGACCATCGATCTCTCGCATCTGACGCCGCGCCAGCGCCGCGCGTATATCCTCGCCGACAACCGCCTCGCCGAGGAGGCGATCTGGGATCTCGACCTGTTGCGGCTCGAAGTGACCGATCTCGGGGCGGACGGGTTCGATCTGGCACTCGCGGGCTTCGGCGCGGAAGAGCTCACCACGATCATGCGCGGATGGCAGCCCGATTACCCGATGCACGACGGCGTGGAAGCTGCGCTCGATCCGCTGATGGCGATGCTGCGGCTCAAATGTCAAAAGGTCGACGTAGCGGCGATCACCCAGGCCATCCGGACTGCCCTCCAGGGGTTCGACTACACCCTGGACTGAAAACGCCGTCTCCAGGCTTCCTAGCCTCGGGAAAACCAAACGGAATGATCGATGGATCTGCCACACAACGGTGTTGCCGAAAAGCCACAGCTCAATATCCTGACCTCCTACTACAACCGCACCCAAGAGCTGATGGACTTCATGGTCCGGATTGCGCCGTTCGCCCGCGTCCTCCTGGACTGCGGGGCATTCCAGGCCCTCCGTTACGGCGAGACCATCTCGGTCGATGACTACTCGGCCTGGATCAAGGATCTGCCGTTCAAGCCGTGGGGCTACTTCTCGCTCGATGTCATCGGCGATGCCGCAGCATCAGACCGCAACTATCAGATCATGCTGGATAAAGGATTGCGGCCTATCCCGATCTTCACGCGTGGCGGCGCGCTGGAGGATCTGGACCGCATGTATGAAACCTCTGATCTCGTGGCGATCGGCGGTCTGGTGGTCGCCTACAACCGCCCGCATCGCTATCTGAAGGCGGTGATGCGGCATATCGGAGACCGCCGGACGCATCTGCTCGGCTTCACCTCCACCCGCTGGATCAACTACTTCAAGCCCTATTCGATCGACTCATCCTCGTGGTCGCGCTCGGCCCGCTATGGCATCATCGATGTCTATCTGGGCGCATCGCGCTTCGTCTCGCTCAACCGCAAGGAACTGCTCACCGGGCCACCGCCGCCTGCGGTCGCCCATGCAATTTCCAACATGGGCTTCGATCCCTATGCGCTGCGCACATGGGACGCCTGGACGCGCGTCCACTCGATCTCGCGCTGGATCAACGGCCTCTCAGCGGTGCGCTATATGCTGGAACTGCAGCAGGAGGTCGGCACGCTCTTGTTCCTCGCCTGCACCGCCGGTGAGAACTACTCGCTGGAAAACTGGTATCGTGTCATCGTGGACGGGACAGACCCGGAGCCGATCCGCAAGGAATTGCGCCACTCCTACGTCGCCGCCTCGCCTGCCATGCCGTATCGCCCACGCCCGCAGCATCGTCGCACCTGAGGAACGCCATGCCAGAACCATCCTCCGCACTCGTCATCCTCTCCGGCGGCCAGGACAGCACCACCGCCCTGTTCTGGGCCAAGCAACGCTTCATGCCGATCCACGCCATCACCTTCGACTACGGCCAGCGCCATCGCCGTGAGATCGCGGCCGCGCAGACCGTCGGACAGTTGGCCGGTGTCGCCTCGCACGAGGGCATCATCATCGGCGGCACGCTGCAATCCCTATCGCCGCTCACCGATCCCGCCGCCCAGTTGGAGACCTATCCAGGCTTTGCCGAAATGGACCGCATCATCGGCTCCCGCATCGAGCTGACCTTCGTGCCGATGCGCAATCTCCTGTTCCTCACCATCGCCGCCAATCGCGCGGTCGCTCTCGACTGCCGTCACATCATCATCGGCGTGAGCCAGGAGGACAACGCGAACTACCCGGACTGCCGTCTCGACTTCATCCGCGGCGCGGAGGAACTCATCAACACCGCGCTCGGCTATAAATGGGGCGACGGCAAATGGATCTCGATCGATGCGCCGCTGATCAAGCGTGACAAGGCAACCACCGTCATGCTCGCCTGCGCCCTGGACGGCTGTCTCGCCGCGCTCGCTTACTCGCATACCTGCTACGCGGGCGCGTTTCCGCCCTGTGGCGAGTGTCATGCGTGCGTGCTCCGCGCCCACGGCTTTGCCCAGGCCCAGGTGACCGATCCGCTGATTGCACGCGCCGCCGCTCTCACCGGAGTGGAAGCATGATTATCCACAGCGTCACCCGCGCCCATGAGATCGATGCGGGCCATCGCGTCTATCAGCACGGCGGCAAGTGCGCCAACCTGCACGGCCACCGCTATCGCTTTGAATTCACCTGCGTTGCTCCCGGCGGCCTGGACGACCTCGGCATGGTGGTCGACTTCAGCGTCATCAAGGACACCGTGTGCGCCTGGCTCGATCAGAACTGGGATCATCGGATGCTGATCTGGGTCGGCGATCCGATTCTGCCGCTGCTGCGCGATATCGATGCGTCGGTGGTCCAGGTTCCCGCCAATCCCACCGCAGAGAACCTGGCGATGATGATGGTGCGCGATCTCGCGCCAAAGCTCCTGCTCGGCAGCGGCGTCAAAATGATCTCCTGCACCGTCCACGAGACCGCCAAATGCTCGGCCTGCTATATCGAGCATTCATCATGACGCTGCCCGCCGACACCCTGCCCGTCAACGAGATGTTCGAGACCATCCAGGGCGAAGGTTACTATGCAGGCACGCCCGCGATCTTCATCCGTCTGCAAGGCTGCCCGGTCGGCTGTCCCTGGTGCGATACGCGCTACACATGGGATTTCACGCCAGCGCAGCAGATCGACCCAGGCGAGATGATGACCAAGGAGCCGGGCCAGCCCACCTATGCGATGCTGCACGCGCTCTCCATCAAGAAACTCTGCCAGAGCTATATGTCCCGTCACATTGTCATCACTGGAGGCGAACCCTGTTTGTATGATCTGGTGGCGCTCACCGATTGTCTGTTGAGGGATGGCCGCACGGTGCAGATCGAGACCTCAGGCACGCACGCAATCCGCTGCATGCCAGCCACATGGGTCACCGTCTCGCCCAAGTTCGACATGCCCGGCGGCTATGCCGTCCAGCCAGAGGCGATCCAGCGTGCCAATGAGATCAAGATGCCGGTCGGATCAAACCGCGATATCGTCAAGCTGTTCGCCATGCTCGATCGCCACAAGCCCGATGTGCCGATCTATCTGCAACCGCTCTCGCTCTCGCAGCGGGCAACTCAGCTCTGTGTCGAAACAGCGATCGCCAACAACTTCCGGGTTTCGCTGCAAGTCCACGCCCTCGCGGGCTGGCGATAACTCGGAGGCCCTATATGGCGCTGACGACGAAAAACTTACGCATCGAGGAGGAGCCGCCGCTACCGGAGATCAAGCGCGGGCGCGGTCGTCCAGCGTGGGAGCCGGAACCGCTGCATCGTCAACTCGTGGAAATTCTGGTCTCGCTCGGCGCGACCCAGGAAGCGATCTGCCGCGAGCTGTCACGCCAGGGAGTGCCGTGCAAGGATGTGACGACGTTGCAGCGTCATTTCGCGGAAGAAGTCGCCCATGGTAAGGAGCGCCGTATCCTCGCCTATGGGGTCAAGATCCATTCAGTCGCCATGAGCGACGGCCCTGCCGCATGGCACGCCGCGCGCTACATGCTGCAGGTCATGGGTGGTCCGCAATGGCGCGTGCCGAAGGAGGACGACGGCGCACACGGACTGCTGCCTGACGACGACAAGCAGTTGCTCGCCGCCGGACGCGTCGCTGTCGTCATGCCCGACAACCGGCGCGGTTTCCCCTCTGAGCGGCCCAACGGCGCGGTCAAAGTGGTCGAGGCTGACGATGTTGCATCTGACGCAGCCTGAGATCGACAACGCACTCAAGCCGCAGGATGGGCCGCAATGGGCATTCATGGAAAGCGCTGCTGATATCGCGATCTTTGGCGGCGCTGCCGGATCAGGCAAATCATGGGCGCTGATGCTGGAGCCACTGCGCAACTGCACGGTTGTCCCCGGCTTCGATGCAGTGATGTTCAGACGCAACACCACCGATTTGCGCAAGCCAGGAGGATTGTGGTCGGAGACAATGCGGATTTACCCGCACACCGGAGGATTGCCCTCGGCGCATCGGCTGGAATGGCGCTGGCCAGGTTTCGGTTCGGTCAAGCTCGCGCATCTCGAATACGACGATACCGTGTTCGATTGGCACGGCTCGCAAGTGCCGCTGATCTGCTTCGATGAACTCACCACATTCACGAGGTTCCAGTTCTTCTACATGCTGTCGCGCAATCGCTCGACCACCGGCATCTCTCCTTACATCAGAGCGAGTTGCAACGCTGACGCGGGATCATGGGTCGCAGAGCTGATTGACTGGTGGATCGATAAAGACACCGGCTATCCGATCCTCGATCGCTCCGGCATTCTGCGCTGGTTCGTGCGCGGCGATGACGACACGCTGCGGTGGGGAGATACACCGGAGCAGGCGGTTTCGCATACTGGCCAGCCGACCGGCACAGCGAAGTCTCTGACCTTCGTTGCCGCCAAGCTCGCTGACAATCCGGCGCTGATGGAACGCGACCCCGCGTATCTCTCCAATCTCATGATGCTGCCGACTGTCGAGCGAGAGCGACTGCTCAACGGAAACTGGCGCATCCGTCCGTCCGCCGGTCTCTACTTCAACCGCACCTGGTGCCAGGTCATCGATATCGCGCCGAAGGTGATCGAGATCGGCAGAGGATGGGATCTCGCGGCGACGCCCGAGACACCGGAGAACGATCCCGATTGGACTGCGAGCGTGAAGATGGCGCGCCTCGCTGACGGGCGGTATCTTGTCATGGACGCCAATGCGTTCCGTGGCTCGCCAGCGGATGTAGAGCGGCGCATGTTCAACACAGCGACGCAGGACGGCTATGCGACCCGCGTCGGCATTCCTCAGGATCCGGGGCAGGCAGGCAAGCATCAGGTCGCCTCGCTGGTGAAGATGCTCGCGGGCTACGCCGTCGAGTTCTCACCGGAAACGGGCGACAAGATCACGCGCTTCTCGCCGTTCAGTGCGCAATGCGAGGCAGGCAATGTGATGGTTCTGCGCGGTCAATGGAACGAACGCTGGTTCCAGATGTTGGAGGGCTTTCCGGAGCTGCCGCACGACGATGACTGCGATGCGACCGCACGCGCGTTTCAGTTGGTGACGCAGGGCAATCTCGCTGAGTGGCTGCGGCTATGACGCCGCTGTTTTACACCGGAGAGCCGGTCGCGATGTTCTCTCGTGCGTGGTTTGCCATCGTGGTCTCTGGCTATAAAGCGCCCGCGTATGCCGACGCCGATCTGTGGCGTGGACCTGGCGATAAGAACCGGCAGGGCTTCACTGACTACATATACGAGGAGACGGCCGATGTCTGACAGTCGCCAGCCGCCAAAGCCTCGTATCACCATGCGAGCCCCGACGCCGGACAATCCTGGCGGCGAGCGGATGGTGTTCGTCGGCGACAACGTGGTGAACTTCGCCGCCCGCATCGGTCTCGGCGCTGGCAATCTGATGAGCGAGACGACGCAGAACTATCTGCCGATCTCGCGCCTCCAACAGCTGATGGAGTGGGCGTATCGCGGCAGTTGGATCGTCGGTGCTGCGGTCGATGTGGTTGCCGACGATATGACGCGCGCCGGTATTCAGATGAACTCGGACACGCCGCCGGATCAGATCGAGCAGATCAACACCGCGATGAATGACCTATTTCTGTGGCAGTCGCTCAACGACACCATCAAGTGGGCGAGGCTCTACGGCGGCGCTCTGATGGTGATGGCGATCGAGGGCCAGGATATGTCCACGCCCCTGATCCCGGAGCGAGTGCCGCAGGGCGCGCTCAAAGGGTTCATCGTGCTGGATCGCTGGATGGTTCAGCCGACCTACTCAATGCTGATCCAAGACTTCGGGCCTGACTATGGAATGCCAGTGTTTTACGACGTGGTCCAGTCTGCGCCGTTCATGCCGAAGCAGCGGATCCACTATACCCGCCTCCTGCGTATGGATGGTGTTACACTGCCGTTCCGGCAACGCCTCGCCGAGAATGGTTGGGGTATGTCTGTCATCGAGCGGCTATACGATCGTCTGCTGGCCTTCGATAGCGGCACGATGGGCGCTGCGCAATTGCTCTATAAGGCATATCTCCGCACCTACAAGGTCGCAGGATACCGGCGGCTGATCGGCGCGGGCGGTGAGTTGGAGCAGCACTTCCACCGCTCGATGGAGCTGATGCGGTATCTGCAGACCAACGAGGGTCTGACTGTCATCGATAAAGACGACGAGTTCGAAACGCACCAATACAGTTTCGCCGGAATACCTGACACTTTGCAGATCCTCGGCCAGCAGATCGCGGGCGCGCTCGGCATTCCGCTGACGCGGCTGTTCGGTCAGTCTCCCGCGGGTCAGAACGCCACCGGCGACAGCGATTGGCGCAACTACGAGACTATGGTCAAAGCCTCGCAGGAAGCGAGACTGCGGCGACCGCTGACGCGCATCCTCGATGTGGTCTGGCAGAGTGAATTGGGAACGATGCCGCCTGACACATGGGGCTTCACGTTCCGCGGCATCGATGAGCCGGATGAGGCGGCGAAAGCGGAGATAGCGCAACGCGATGCCGACACCATCAAGCTGCTGCACGACAGCGGCATCATCACCACGACGATTGCGCTCAAGGAGCTGAAACAGAACAGCATCGTCACCGGCAGGTTCACCAACATCACCGAGGAAGACATCAAGGACAGCGAGCAAGAGCCTGCGCCATGGTCGGAAGAGGCCAGAGAGCAGCAGCAGATGGGGGGGCCGGGTGGCGGCAGTCCATTCGGTGGCGGCGGTGGTGGGGGCGAGGGCAGTGCAGGGCCAAAGCTGCCTGGATCGTCACCACCGCAGCCTAAGATGGGCATGGGCGGCGGCGAGAAGGAAACCGGCGACACCAAGGTGCACAGGATCAGGCAATGAGCGATGCGGTTGAGATCGTGGTGTTTGTCTCGCTGATCGTGCTGCTGGTCACTGCGGTGACGTGATGCCGTCCGAGACACCGAAGCAGCGGCGCGATCGGTTAAGGCGTGAGAAGGCGGAAGCGCGTGCGGAAGAGAAGTTCTCCAATGCCCACAAAGCATCCACCAGCTTCGGCGCGAAACTCCGCAAGCTATCGGAGCATGTGGCGGACATTATCAAGGCACATGCGCCTGCGCCGGGCGAAGCGTTCACGCCGGGTCAGCTCGCACGGATCGACCAAGCGCTGCGGCTATATAGTCAAGCGATTACGCCTTGGGCGCGGGCGGCGTCGGCACGGATGATCACCGAGGTGGACCGTCGCAACATCACGGCATGGGAGAAGTATACGCGCGGGATGGCGGCGGCGTTGCGGAAGGAGCTGCGCTCGCCAGCCTCGTTTGTCGGCGGCATGATGGAATCGCTGCTCGCCAATCAGGTGCAACTGATCACGTCGCTGCCGCTGGAGGCGGCGCAGCGGGTGCATGAGAAGACGCTGGAAGCGCAGTTTCATGCGTCGCGTTATCCGGAGCAGGAAGCGGAGATCCGGGAGAAGCTGAAGGCGGCGCATCCGGAAGAGACGTATAGATGGCTGCGGGCGCGGGCGACGCTGATCGCGCGGACGGAGACGGCGCGGACGGCATCGGTGCTGACCGAAGCACGCAGTCGAGCCATCGGCGTGGATCAGTATATCTGGAAGACAGCAGGCGACGCGCGAGTGCGGAAGACGCATCGGGCGCTGAACGGCTCTGCTCACTCATGGGATGACCCGCCTCCTTCCGACCAAGCCGCAGACGGTTCCTGGTATCATTCACATCCTGGGCAGATATGGAACTGCCGTTGCGTTGCACTGCCAATTGTCATGGAGCAGTAAGATGGCCCAGACCCCGAGACCGACAGTGGACGTTCCGACCAGAGAGGAATTCGACGCGCTGGTGGCGCGGGTGGTGGAATTAGAGCGCGAGACCACCGAGCTTGATAGCCGGGTCGATGCGCTGGAGGGCGTCGTCACCACACCGCCGGATCCGGTTGTCCCGCCCGAACCGGGTGTTGGCGAGCAGGCGCAGCGGATCGCGGATGCGATCGGGCTGTTCGGCGTCAACACCTTCTCCTCGCTCGATGACGGCAACATGTGGGGGTCATGGCCAGCGGACTATCGGCCAGAACAGGTCATAGCGGCTATTCGTTATATGGTTGGCGATACCGGGCATGCGTTCCGCATCCGAGAGTATCACTACGCTGGCCGCGAGGGGATGCAGCGGCAGTGGTTGCAGCAGATCCAGGCGGCGATCCCGAACACGATGGCGACGATATGTGTAGGGGCGAATGGCAGTGTCGCCGACGTTCCTACGCTGCTCTCGATGCATGATCTGCTCGTCTGGGTGGAGGGATTGAATGAGCCGAACACAGACTTCGGCAGCGGGCAGGTCGCGGTAAGCCAGACGATGGATATCCAGAACCGGCTGTGGGCTGACGCTCAGTTGCTGGTGGTGATGGGTCCATCGGTCGTTGCTGGTATGCCACATCCCGAGGGTTGGATCACAGGTTACTTTGGCGATCAGATGGGGGCGTGCAATGCGGCGCTACATCGAGGCAATGGTCACTATTACCCTCCTCATTGCCCTGACCTTGTTGGTGACGGCACGTCTGTTCCCGACTATGTCGGCGGGCTCTGGACTGCCTACGGCAATCATCCCATCGATCTGACGGAATTCCATCCGACGCTCTACAACTCGGACGGAAACAAGCCGGATCAGCCGGGATGGTCGGGCGAGCGCGATGCGTATTATACGCTGCTGACGCTCCTTCGGAGCGCCAAG